ATCGAAACGAGCCTTTGCCTCTGCCATGACAGAACGAATGGCATCATTGAGATTACGAGCAGGGCAATGCTCTGCGATGGAAACCCCACCTACCGTGGTGTTTGCATCTGCTGTGGTGCTCCAGTTAGATACTGCCATGTTACGCCTCCACCTTCACGACTTCAGGCTTCACAGGCCACGGGATTGTGTTGTCATCCCACGGAGCACCAGAGAGAGACGTGATATCTCGCAAGGCTTGACGATATGTCTGGAAGGCTTCACGGCAAGCCTGAGTGATAGGGTAGTCTACCATCATCAAGTAGTCAGTCTCTGCAATTTTGGCATCACGGCTTGAACGGAGACGAATCCAACGCTGTTCTAAGCTGTTGTACCATTCCTCGTGCTCGATCCGTGCCTGCTCTGCCTCGGCTTCCTTGCGAGCGACTTCGGCATCGAACTGAGTCACGTAGTGCTCGCAGTTATTAGCCCAGTCGCCTTCTTCAAGCATGGTATTGGGATTGCCGTTTTCCCATTCAAGCTCACCAGACAAGCCATGCCATTGGAGAGCGTGAAGTCCAGAGTGTCCAGACAGGAGAGCAACTCCTGCTTCGATAACAAGAGCTTGCCCGTCTACAATGATAAGCTTGTCGTCTGGAACTACGGTGAGATGATTCTTTATAGACATATCTTCCTCCTAGGAAGTTGAATTTCTAAATTGTTTGTTCATGAATGTAGTATTGGTGCTACTACGACTGGTGGGACAACTATTTCAGTGAATCAAATGCCGAGCCATAATCACAGGTTTGGACCTATTTCCGACTACAACGGCGGAGGAGCTTTAGACGATGCAGGAAGCGACAGCGGAGAATGGTATTGGAACACAGCCAGTACTGGTGGTTCTGGCTCTCATACACACTCTATTCCTTCTGGCTCTGGTTCGTTCTCTTCTACTTCTGGTAGTACTTCAACGTTACCTACGTACTACAAGCTGGCATACATCAAACGTATTAGCTAATTCTTTTAATATAGGCTAACTTGTAGTACACTGGCAGAGTAGATGTACTCCCAGATGTCGAACCAAAAGAGCCTGAGCCAGATGGTATACTATGAGTATGAGACGTTGAAGAACCTTTAGCACTTGTCAAACCTCTGTTTGCGTCTCCTTCTCTAGTTAAAGCGCAACCATCATAAAATTCATCGCTTATATAAAAATCAGAACCGCTGGCATCGCCGATACACCATCCCTGTGACCCCTGATTTGATTTCATATAATGTCGGTGCGTTGGCATCTGCCCTACGCTCAGGGTCGTTGCCCCTGTCGTAGTAGCACCAATACTAATTGAGCCTGAAACACTGTGTGTATGCGTGGAGCTACCGCCTGTCTGCCCAATCTCTGTACTGTTACAGGCAAGAATAAACTTCCCAACGAGGTTAGGAGTGCCATTCCCTCCGTTGCACAACGCCCATTTATTGTTCGTTGTTCCGTTTATTATAGGATAGTTCCCATTGAACGAACCAGAAAACGCTACAATAATCCCCACAGGACAAACGCTATTTATGAGATTTGTTAACGTAGTCTGTAACGTGGAAAGCCTTGTCGTTACAGATGTATCCAAAGCTGTAACATCGTCTTCTAGATCATTGAGGTCGAGTCGGCAGCTATCCGCCACGGCACTTACGCTATTGATGCTAGACGTAAGAGAAGTTTGGACAGTCGCCACGCAAGCTGGAGTAGCTGCAAGATGTTGAGAGGCAACCAGTGTAGCATCTGGAGAATCTCTCAGCTCAACATGACCCCACGTAGATGCATCGGCTTTCGTGAACGTGTCGATATCTCCGATATAGTCCAGAGGCTGTGCGTCCAAATCTAAGGTTGTCGGTATGCTTACGTTTGCAGAGCCATCGAAGTTTACCTGCCCATTAGCTCCACCTGTAAGCTTAATCCGTCTAGAAGTCACAAGACTTCCAGCGGTTGTGCTCGTTGTTGCTGTGGCAGCATTGCCAAGGATATTCCCTGGAAGTGCTCCGTTTGCATCACGGACAGCAATGGCATTCGCAGCAACAGAGGCGTTTGCAAAGAATCCATCAACACTCTGCACATCGTGGTTCAGCCGTCCTATGCTTGCCCAAGTCGTACCATTGAAGACTTGGAACTGTTGCCCGCTTGCCGTGCTGACAAGACGTTTTGCTCCGGTCGGAATATCTTCCGTGTTGCTAGGGTCAAGCTTTAGATTTGCACTGACAAGATTTTGGATCGCTGGAACGTCCTCTGAAATTTTGTTTGCTAGTGCGGGTCTGTTCCAAGAGGTTGGCATATCTTTTCTCCCTATCTACTTTTCACAACGATGTAATATCTTGCAGAAGCGTCTATCTCTCCTGCGATTGCTGACCCTGTAAGATTTGGAATCCTGACAGAGTCAGTCTCAAGAACAAACTTAGGGCATTGACCATGTGCCGTGTTCCATGTCTGCCAGTTTGCCTCTGTAAGGAAGTCGGAAGAGGAACTACTTTGGCTATTCACGTAGTCCCAAAACTCAGGGAAAGACGACTTCGCTAGAGAGCTTCCATCGAGAAGCTGAAGCCTTGTATCAGAGAGAGGAAGGATACTGGCTTGGATTGTTCCAATCGTGAGAGCGTCTACGTACGAGATACTGCTCCATGAAGAGCCACCCCACGTCTCAATGTGTTTCGTGCTTGTATTCCATTTGCAAGCGTTAAGAACAAGCAGAGACTCCTTGCTTATCGTAGTCCACACAGAGCTATTACGATACTCAAGGCTTCCATCGTTCCAACGACAGGCAAGGCTAAATACAGACCCAACGGCTTCCGTCCCTGGAGTCCACGTAGATCCATTCCAATACTCAAAGATTTTTGACGTGGAGTTCCATCTGCAAGCATCTTGTTTGACGTTTTCTCTCAGCTTGCCTTCTGTCTGGAGGACTACGTCTAGAACTGTTTGCGTAGACATACCTAGACTCCCTTCGCTACCCAGTTGACGTATCCATCAATAGGAACTCCAGCCTTATTGAGAAGCATAACTCTAAAGCTTTCAGGGTATGCAACATCTTCAAAGATAAGGAGAGGATTCAAGCCAGTATCACGCTCCTTTGGTTCAAGCTGTATGCTCCTAATATCTGAAAAGTTTTTATTGAAGTACACAATAGTTCCTATAGTCTCTTCTGGATAAAGGTCACCTGTATCTGGATCTATACAATCAGAAGCTCTACATCTAATCGTCCCGGTGTCCTCTAGGTGCTTCACTGAAAGTTTGAAATTGATATTAGAGAATCTAACGATGCCACCGCTCCAAGAGACGGTATATCTGACATACTGAAAGTTAGTAGCATACCCGACAAGACCATCGTCTGTGATAGTCTCCCATGTCTGGTTATCCTGAGATGCTTCAATCACCCATTCAAACAGAGGAAGCCCTTCTAACACTTCGTATGTCGGTGTGATTGTGACAGTAGAAGAGTTAATAAGGAGACCGACATCGATAGTCTCCTGATAGACAGCCTCACTTCCGCTGTCGTAACCTTCAGGCGACAGATAGAGAGTGTAGTTTGCACCAACCTTAGCTTGCCATGTAACTGTACTTGCAGTTTCGCCACCGCCTAACAGAGCTGCTACTCTAGCATTATTCTCGTTCCATGTCTCATTAGCTTTGACTGGACCTATCATACCACCAACACCATCTAGGGTGATATTTGTCCGTGAGGCATTAAAGAGCGAGTCCTGGTCAGTAATGAGATTGAAGTCTGGAGGGTTATTTATGTTTACTGTAATGATAGACATGGCACTTTGATTGCCTGCAATATCGACAGCAACAACACCATAGGTATACAGACCTGCATATGTCTCAACCTGTGCCGAAAACAAGCCGTCTATTCTTCCTCGTACTGCCGATATTCCATCTTCCACGATGTAGAGAATGTAATAAGCAATCGGATAGCTTGTCAGTATAGGCTCTGACCAATAGAGCATAGCGTTGTTGTCGATAACAGCGACATCATGAAATATTGGCTGGTTTGGTTTGCGTATATCAATGTCAATACTTCCCCAAGGAGACACGTTGCCCGAGTTATCAACCGCCCTCACAAGGTAGGTATGGAGTCCAGCTGAAACAACTGGAAGATAGATAGACTCTACATCCTGTCTGCCTAGATCATCTTCGTGTGTTACGACTTGCTGGTCTGGTCTCACTTCGTCCCATTGATGCAAAACATCGTACCCAATGATTGGAAGGTCTGAAGATGGAGCAAGCCAGCTCAAGAACATTTGCTCAGCATCAATGACAATGGTAGGTTCTGGAGTAGTGGGGGCAGATATTGAAAAGTTAGCAGTCCCATAAATGGAGAAGTTGCCTACGATATCAACAGCTCTAACTCTATACGTATAGTTCCCTGCAACTGGAGATTCAAATCTACACTCCGTTCCCTTGATTTTAGATACAAGGTTATTGCCTCCGTCTATAACCTCATAATGGTCAATCATAAACGGAGACACCACCATTGCCCATGAGACAACAAGCTGTGTTCCGTCAATATATATTTCTGGCTCAGGAGCTTGGATAGAAGGAATAGCGATATTGATAGTCGCCTGCTCAGAGCTATTCCCAAAAATATCGACAGCGGTCATCTGGAAAGAATGCGTAGTATTGGTTTCTCGAGGAGAGATGCTATACACTCTATCCTTGACGGTAGTCCTCTCTCCTGTCGTAACATCGTAGAGAGTGTAGTAATCAATGTCCCACGTAGATGCACAGTTATTCCAGACAAGAGAAATCCCTGTTGGCAGGATCTCAGAAGTGCCTACTGGAGTCAAAGGACGATTGACTTGCACAGAGCACTCAGCAGGGGAGATGCTTTCGTGGTCGGTCGTGTCCACAGCAACGATTTCAAAGAGCAATCCTCCATATCTATTGTAAATCTGTACAAAGAGGCTCTCGCTTGCTGTCGTAAAGACTTCCCCAGTTGGGGCAGTCACCTTGTAATGGTCAAGGTCAATAACGTTGACTTCGTCCCATGTCAGCTTGATACCTTGAGGATTACTAGCTACACCAGAGAATCCGTAGACGTTTGGAGGAGGAGAAGTTTTCCCAATGACAGTATGGGAGACAACCTCAGAGAATTCTCCAAGGACTCCGTTTGCAGATTGTGCGACAAGCTTCAGACGGTAGACAGCCGAATCTTCTACGTTGTTAATAAAGATATACCCTTCGCCGTCTACGTCCGCCACCTTCTGCCATGCAGTCTCGTCACTCTTTCGATAGTAGCAGTATGTCGTATAGCCTTGCTTCTTTTCTGATATCTCGTAGTTAACGAGGATTCTAGATATCAAAGCTCCGTTAACTTTGAGGATAACGCTTTCGTCTGAAATGATAGAGACGAATCCAGGAATGACAGGAACGCCTCTCATATAGCGAGAAGGTGTAGTTATCTGACTATCCCATTCAGGAATGGGACCTGTCAATGCATCATAAACTTCAGGTGCTGCATCTACCGCTGTGATAGTTGTTGCTGTTAGATCATCGGCTGGAGAAATAGAAGTCACCATCAAGACAGCACCCACAGATTGGGTTGTTCCTATGGCAACGAGACAGCCTATGTCAGGCTTGTTTGCTGTTACTTCTATTCCAATAGGTGACTCAAGATAGAAGACGTTTGTAGACTGACTTGACGCAATGGTTCGTAACGAGAAATAGACATCTGCATTTGTGTATGTACGGACTCTTGCTCCGTAGTTTTGACCGCCTGAAATGTCGAGATATTCGTCAAGCTCAAAGCCAGTGATATAGAGAGGGTTATCCTCAACATCGTAGAAGTGTTTGACGATACGCCCTGCCCCGACTCCCCAAAACGTGACATCATGCGTGCAACGGAAACGAGACCCTCGAACGAGAGTTAGGGACTCTGCTTCTACGTTGAATGTGTAGACCTCTGGACGTAACCTAAACTCAGCCAAACGAAGACGACCATGCTTGTATATCAAGTCTGGACTTGTCACGCCGTCTTGTTCAAACTCTATGATCTCCGTGGCATTCGTCTCGTTATAGCCATCGGCATAAACGACTCGCTCGTCTTCCTGCCAGTCCTTTTGCTCGTTGAGGAAGCGCATCCTCAAACCTTGAATAGGCGTTTTTGTCAACGACCTGACAGTATTGAAGTTCCAAGAGTTACGCTGAGTAATTAGATCCTCAACCAATGCGTTCGGGTCATCCCAGACAACGCCGTGCCCATCGAGAAGGGCATATGAGCCACGTCCAGCTGCAAGTACGTTATGGAGTATCTCCCCTGCACTCGTCTTTCTCGTTATGACAGCATTATACTTCCAGTGGTAACTCTCGCACCAGTTATAGAAGTTGTAATAGGATTGAATGTCCATAGCACCCCAAGAGGCAGGGTGTGCCGTGTTATCGCCTGTCGCAATGAGAAGCGCAAGAGAAGCAGGATTGCTCGTAGTGGTGTATTTCCAGTTTGTAGGAGAGTTGTTTGGAATTGGTGCATAACTCTCAAAAATGGCATTGACTTCATTGATATTGCCAGAAAGCTCTTCAGACGCCTTGACTTGCATTTCAATGATAGTCATCGGGTAGCCTTGATAAACTATTGCAGACCTATCCCGATAGGAAAGGAGATAGCCCCACGTGACTTCGTCAAGCGTGGTTTCTGTCGAGGTCTCTCTGTCTGCATCCTCTGTCTCTCTATACAGACCTATCTCATAACGTCCAGAAGATGGAAATGCTATGTGCACACATTTCCTTTGTGCCGTGACTGTTTGCCCAGAGTATATAAGAGTATTGGGAACAGTAGCAGTTCCAGCACCAACGACTACACTTATTCCATTCACTGTAATCGTTCCAGTGAATCCATTCTTTCTCTCGATGGTTGTTTCAGACGTATAGCTATCTGACCACCCAGAGTTATATGACCTCGTTGTTGTCTTAGTAACAGTCACAACTCCTATTTCATGACCATCTTTGAGACTTACAGTACCATCGTCTGTTATATAGACTCCTAGCTTAAAACTGCCAGACCATTGACCAGCTAACAGTATTGAGGATACTGTCCCACCTTCTGTACTTACTGTACCTGAAGCATAATGCCAAGTCTCTGTTCCTTCTAATCTCCATCTGCATTGAAGAGTAACTGTTACAGACGACCCATTTCCTTGGCTATCGATATGTTTCAAACCAGAAGAGAAAAAGAGAAGCAAGTCGGCTGCCACAGTGCCATTGTCTGTAAATCTCGTATGCCAGCCCGAGCTATGCTTGATAAGCATATTGTAGCTTTCGTTGCTTGTAGCGGAATTGAAGTACTTAAACTTTTGGTTACCCTTCCAGTTCTCGTAGACGTAATAGTTAACACCTGTATAGTTACCAATAGGCGTATCTCCGATGCGAATATCAGATACTTTGCACCATCCGCCTACGCAGAAAAGATATCTTGCATATTCATCGTTGCCTTGAAGAACGATGTAATAGCCAGAGGCGTAACGAGGAGCAAAACGGACTTTGCCAAGAACGATAGGCACACATCCGTATGGATCTGCTTTGTTTTGTGTTCCATCGATAGACCAGACCTTGGCAGCTGTCTCTTGCTCTGCGCTAGATCCTAAAGAAAGCGTAGGCTGTGTTGCTGGTGCAATGGCATTGACAAGCATCATACCGCCTATAGAGACAATAGCCCCTGCAAGTGCTCCAGCAGTAGCACCTAACGCTGTAACACCAGTCGCACTAACAAGACCCCAAGATGCTGGAGCAGCATACGGGGCTAAAACTGTAGCTACAACAGCAAGCGTAACAACGACCAAACTTAGAATCGTATTCAGAGGGTTTTTTCCCCCTCCACCGCCTCCGCCTCCGAGCAAGGGAATAGAGCACGTCACATGGTCTCCTTTGCACACTACAGTACGAGACCACATTTTGTAGGGAATCCTTTCTCCGTTTACTGTGACGTGGGCATCCTTGAGCAGGGAAGTAGAGACACCCTCCTTGCGACAGAACCAACGGAGTCCAGAGAGGAGGTTTGTGCCTTCTAGTAACACTCCAGACGTAACCTTGTTTCTAAAGGTATCAGGTCTGAAACGGAGTGATACTCCCTTATCTGAGCATGACAGTTGCTTGTCTAGAACTACAGGAAGAAAACTAGCAGAGCTTTTCATGTCTATAGACTCCCTCCAAGGTGTACCCCTTTAAGCGAAGAGGTTCTAGATGGGCATGGTGACCTGTTTCTATATGCATCACTTTCTCTGGAGTTATCACCATTGCACAATGACAGGTTGCTCCTCTCCAAGAATAGAGTGCAACATCAAGAGGGCGAATATCGTTGTCGTTACACTGCTTCCATTCTTCTAGGCGGGAAGAGATCATATCGGTTAGCTTTTCTCTGCCCTCGCTTCTCACCACGTCACGGAGCTTAAACTCTCTCTGATTGAAGTCTAAGGCTTCAATTCCTTTCTCTATCTTGAGAGCAAGCAGGAGGAGACCGCCACAATCACAGCCTTCAAAATCTCTTCCCCCTGGCTTGAACGGAATGCCAAGATACTTCTCAAACCATTGTTCTTGTCTCATATGTCACCTCTACGAGAACAAGCCTTGGAAGCCAGAAGGATAGAACTGTAAGGCAGGGAAGGCATGGGTGCGGAAATCATCCATCTCAAGCTCTCCAGTGATAGAGGTTGCTGTCATCGTGATATTAGTCAGCAAGAGAGGAGGCAACGACCGTTCAATGGTATTTGGGGTGGATGCAAGACAAAACTTGACGTTCAAGATAGGGCAAGAGTCCAGATTACGCACAATAGAAACGTATTCTCTCGACACGTTTTCAAGAGAGAAACTCGCACGGGTCGCTTCCCCATCGTCTGGAGTATCTGGCACTGTAAACGAGAACGGGAAAGCATAGTACGTGTTCCCATTGCTAATAGTTCCGTAGATTGGCTCTTTAGATTCCGTATCCAGCTGTATGAATTGGGTCATATCAGAGGAGACTCTAATCGGCGTACTGATAGTACTATGTTCGATTTCAATCAGCGTAACCAATGGGTCATCCACATCGTTTGCTTGAACCCACCGTCTCCAT